GGCGCTCAGAGTCGCTTTCGACTTTCGAGGTGACCTATATAGAGCGCCCGGCCAGTTCGCCCTTCCTTTAAGTCACCTCGAAAGCTGAAAGCTCCTGGACTCGGACTTGGACTCTAACCCTACTCCCGATACCGCCACCGCCACAGGTTGCCGAGAAGGCGCTAGGAGACGACGACATTAAGAGAATTGTGGGCTCAGGGCCGGTTCTCCGTTATCCAGAGCTTGCATCCATGAGCAGTCCGGATGACTTGTTTAAGGGGCATAAGGCCGCAGTTCTCTTGTTCTTGACGGAATCAAAGGACTCTGGGCATTGGATTTGTGTCTTGGACCACCCCAAGAATTACGAGGTCTTTGATAGCTTCGGTACCGCTATCGACGGCGATCGCGCCTGGCTGTCCAAGGAGGAACAGCTTGAGTTTGGACAGACGGCTCCGCTCTTGTCCACATTGCTAAAGAAGGGAGACAAGCCCATTACGCATAACACATCAAAACTCCAAGGCGACAGTGCGGACACATGCGGCCGTTGGGTATGCCTCCGCATTCTGTATTCCGATATGCCGTTGAAGCAGTTTGTCGCTATGATGCGCGCAGACGGACACCCGGATACCAAAGCCACCAAAATGATCTATGACCAGTACCATATCTGATACCGGTACCAGAGCGGGGTTGGACTTTAGGACAGAGCCTGGCGCGGCGTGGGGCCAAGCTAGGCGTTTCAATCATTTCTTGAAAGTAGACTTTCGTGGGCTTTAACTTGGTGGGTTTGGAGGTATCACCGATATAGCCACCATGGATATGACCGATGCCTCGAGTGTGGGTGGCGGTACGACATCATCGCACCGGTCAAAAAAGTCGAACACGTCAGCACTTGCGCGTGCCTTTACGTTTCACCTGGAGACGCGTAACGTGAACTACGACCCGCCTGCGCTCACAAAAGAACTTGAGGAGCTTCTCACGTTTGGGTGTGGACAGCTTGAGCTTAGCGGTAAGCCCGGTGCCGGTACCGGTGAGCCTTCGCTGGGCGACGACGGAGAGGAGGACGACGAGGTGCTTGCGCGCCCCGTGCTCTTTCGTGGTTACTTGGAATTCACGCAGCAAGTTACGTGGCGCCGCGTGCGTGAGTGGCTTGCAACGGGCGACGGCGAGAACCTCGAGTTCCAGCCCGCCTTTTTGAAAGACCGCGAGCTGAACATCCGGGTGCGCACCAACCCGGAGACCCGCTTTCGGTCTAAGATTGACCTGATTGCGCGTGCGCCGTGGCATATCGGCAAGGATGAGCGCATTGCGCCGGGAGCGCGCACCGATATGGAGGAGATCCGCGAGCTGCTGCGTGAGCACGGACCCGAGGAGGGTGTGCGGCAAGTGGCCGAGAAATTCCCGGGGCAGTTTATCCGGTACGCGAATGGAATCACCCAATTGGCACAAGCCGTTGTGCCCAAGGTGCGCGAGGATGCCGACTTCAAGTTCAGGCCATGGCAGGCCGCGCTTGTGAACATCTGCAAGGGCAAGCCGCATTCGCGCCACATCTACTGGGTTGAAGATCCGCGCGGCGCCGCCGGCAAGAGCCGCCTGACGACCTACTTGTGCCGCGAGATGAACGCTATCGAGCTCGACGGCCGCCAGATGGACGCCGCCTTCTCGTACACCGGCCAGAGTATCGTGCTCTTTGACTTGGCGCGCGCCGTTGAGACTGCGACCTTGAAGGACTTGTACATTGTGGGCGAGAAGCTGAAGAACGGCCAGATCTACAGCTCCAAGTACCAGTCGCGCATGAAGGTTTTCCATGTGCCACACGTCATCTACTTCTCCAACTCGCCGCCGCCGATTGGCGTGTGGAGCGCGGACCGCCTGCAGCACATCCTGCTGTCGGAGCCCCTGCCGTTCCACGTGGGCTCGCACGATCTCGAGGAGGGTACCGAGGCCGTGCCGGAATTGACGGGCGTCGAGCTCTTCAACCAGCTGCTCGACCAGGAGAAGGCTGAGGCGGCCAAAGCGGCGGGCAAAAAGAGGGCACGTGAGGTAGAGGAAGAAGAGGACGAATAGACTTAGCAGATTACACACTTATGAGCAGTGCCATCCTCTTGGCCATGCTTGCGCGCCAACTCCCTGTTCTTCTCAACTTCGCCAAGCATTTTGTCAATGACTTTATCCGCAGCATCCCTGGCTCGTTCCCTCACCATTGCTTCCAGCTTTGCGCGCTCCGGTTCAAGAGCAGCCCGCTCCAGAAACCCAGGAGGCGCGCGCTCCGGTGCCCGGTCGCGCCGCTCCCCCCTCTCCATCTCACCCATAAACGCGTGTGGATCGACGACATCATCCGCGGGACGTGGCGCCGCCCGTGCTGCATTTGCGGTGCGCTTCGCCACCCGCTCCGCAACTTCGCGCTCGACACGTGCCTCGGCGTCTGCGGCGCGAGCCATTACGTCGCGCTCCATTGCAGCATCGCGCTCCGCATCCTCGCGGTCGTACGCCTGTTGCTGTGCCTGTTGCTCCGTAATCCTCTTGAACCGCTTTTTGTATACGAGCTTATTCTTTCGCTTACGCGCAATCTCATCTTGCATCTTGTACGATTTGGGGACTAGCTTCTTTGGTGATTTGGCAGGCTTAAGCCGCCCCCTCACTCCGGGTTCAAAAAGCAACCCATCTTGCTTTCCATCATCTTCCGCAGACATTGCAACAGATTGTCTGATTTCAAACCACGCAGCGTTGGTGTAGGATTATGTGTCGCCGTGGTCTGATCTACATCGTTTAAAATGTCGGGTGTCGCCCCTATCGTTGTCGCGAGTTCCGATGCCACCTCCTCTGTCTTGGCATACCGGAACGTGCTGGCCACGCAGCAGGGTGGTGGTGGTGGAAGTGGTGGAGTTACTCAGATTGTTGGCGGCACGGGTGTGACGGTTACCCCTCCGGGTGGTACGGGCGTTGTCACCATTGCCGCGACTGCTAGTGGCGGTGTCACCTCTATCGCCTCTGCTAACGCAAACCTCACAGTTTCACCAGTGGGGGGTACGGGGGCTGTGACGCTTACGGTGCCGACGCCGGCGGTGCCGAATCCGCTTTTAAATGCAGCATTGGGCATCAATACCACGGGGACTGGTACAACAACAATTGGAAATACAACTGGGAATGTCGTAATAAACGGCTCGCTTGCAGGTGGTCCTTTCTTAAATACCACTCCATACGTTGCAGTCACTGGGGCCGCACCCAGCAACGCAAATTGGGTGAGTATAGGTTCAAACTCTGCAACCAGTGCTACTTCTGCAACTTTTCTTGCGGCTGCTAGAGATGGTTTTATATACAGGATATCATCAACCGGGGTTAGCACAGCTGTATCACCAGTCCAAAGCTGGTCATGTTTAAGTCTGTCTTATTCTAGTAACCCTGCGTATGCAGGTGTGTCGGGAGGAAAAATCTGGAGAACAGACTTTTGGCCTTCCAACAACTTTACAGAAATTACAGCGTCACCAACTGCTATCTGGACAAGCATACAAAATAACAGTAATGGTACTATAGGACTAGTTGCGGCAGCAGCTGGTGTTGGTATCTACGGGTCAAGCGACGAAGTCACATTTACGCTATCTAACGCGCCGGTAGATGAAACTTACACTTCAATTTACGGTGCAGTGGGTAATGCTAATGCCTATTATGCATGTACATCGTCTGGGAAATTATACCGCGGAACTGATGCGTTTGGGTTGACGTGGGTTCTTCTTACCGGGACACCAGCGGGTCTTTCATTCACATCAATTCGCGGAACAAACACCGCGGGTGGAAGTCTGTTCGGGCAGTTTTACATAGCATCCACAAGCGGGGTTACTTACCTCGTAACAAACGCAACTACTGCAACGCCTACATGGACTCTGCTTCCAGTTTCAGGGCAGTATCTTTCTTATAACAGAACGGGTGTTGCTGAGAATTACGCACTTGCTTCTGCATCCGGAATTGTAAGCTTTCTACCCGCAGGTTTGTCTCCGACTACACTTGCAAATTGGACTGTTTTTGATACAGGATCTGGGTTATTATCTTCAATAGGTTTATATGGACCAAACACAGCAGGCTCTTCAATACTCATTGGGAGAAACACCGGAGCACTGTCGTATACAACCGGATCAGTTACTTTTCTACTAAAATCACAGGGGACAGTTGGAATGTCGGGAGCTTCCATAAACGGACCTACGACGATATTAGGCCTAACAAATATCAACACAACAGGTTCTAATTTGACTACAATTGGAAATACTGGAAGCAATGTTTTGATTAACTCGTCTACTAATAATCAACTCGCGAATACCTTATCTCTTAACACATCAGGTACTGGTAACACATCAATTGGTAACACAAGTGGCACTGCTGGTGCGGTTACTTTGCTAGGAAATACAAGCATTAATGCGACAGGCACAAAGACAACGACGATTGGTAACATTGCCAGTGGCGCAGGTACAAATGTTTCGATTATTGGTGCGAGTCTTGTTGGCATCAACAATATAACTGGTGGCGGTGCTACAACGATTGGCAACACGGTCGCTGGAGTTGTTACGCTAGTTGGTTCAGCCACCAACATCAACACGACCGGGACCGGTGTGACGACAATCGGCAGTGCAACGTCTGGAACTCTTAATTTGATTAGTGGCACTGGTAACGTACTAGTTGCTAATTCTGGGGGTGGATTTGCAGTTATCGGGCAAAGTTCAAGTGGTACTGTCGGTATTTATAGCGGAGATTTGAGAATGAACACAGTTGGAAGTGGCATTACGACAATTGGCAGTACGTCCAGTGGGACAGTTGCACTTGTCTCCCCAACCATCAACGTCAACAGCACCGGGACGGGCAACACGAACATTGGCAACGCGACGGGCGGAACCACCACATTCACAGGGCCTGTAGTTGGTCTCCCGGCAACGTCGGCACCCCCATATGCGTCCTACCAGGCACCGACTGGCACCACAGTGCTTTCTGTTGGTACGGCAACCACAATTCCATTGTCAGCTATCACTGTGAACACAGGTGGGTTTTTCTTAAATACGTCAACAAATGCATTTAGGATACCCCAATCCGGGTATCTGCGAATTACGCTCCTCTTTGGAATCCAAAACCTTGCTTCACATCCCGGGCGTTTTGCTGTTCTTCTATACGATGCAAGTGCCGGTAGCCCCGGCACCCCGATTGCAAATACAACTCAGGCGTATCTTGCGACAGACACCCCGAGTCCACACGTCGAAGGATCAACCTACACGTACTCAAACACACTTCCGTATACCGCAGGTACCTTTATATCCGCTGGGATTTTTGCACAAGACATTAGCTTGAGCCTGACAAATACAATTAACCCAGCGGCTACTCTATTTGTTGAATGTTTGACATAAACCTCCAAACGTCAAAAGAGTCCAAGAGTGGTTAAAACACTTACAACCGTCCGATCCACGTCCGCTTCCATGAGCGCAATCTTGGCGTCAAGAAGCTCACCCTCGACGGCGCGACACCCGGTATCAAATTCCTCGTGGTTCCAATCGTATGCAGAGTCAAACATACGAGCACACAGCCACTCGGATTGTAGCTTCAGTGCTTCGAGGTATTGGATCTTCTGGATAAGCAATTGCACATCACCTAAATTGACAGCTGACGTCTGCAGGTAAATCAGGAAGGTTGCATCTACTGCCAAAGACTCCTCACTGACTAACACCTGCATTTCCGGCAATAGCGACAGACTTATCGCGTTCTGTCACTGCGTCGGCACACGCGGGCAGAAATCTGTCTTTAAAGAATGAACTTGAGGCTTGCACGATCTTGTCTGCAAAGCGGGGTACGTACGGCACGTGGGTCACAAAGAACTGATGTGCCTGCCATACCACGAACCAAGCCCTTACGCATCGCACACCGGTATAGGAGCCCCGCATCAATTGTAGACTACCTTGTATCTGGGGCATGTACTGTCGAGGGATGCACAGGTCGTTTTTCGCGGCATACGGGTGCCCTGGCCCGGATCGTTGGTAAGCAGGGCACTTGTACTCAATCAGTGCCACCTCCGTCTTGTCCGCATTCCAGAGCAGCCCGTCTGGGCTGAAGCCGAGAAACGGCTGCGCGGCGTCGCGCTTGTGCGCCTCATGCGTAATACACAGGCCATCCGAGAAGCGGATCTCCGTGTCGGAGCCGGTCTCATGTGTCGTAGCGGTACTGTTGTTTACTTTACAAAGAAAGCTCACGAACGCCTCTTCCGCGTGCTTCTCGTGGATCGTACCCCATTCCGTGAACGAGTTGCCGCCAAAGCCGTGCTTGGTGGGAAAGATCTTGCTGGCGAGAAGCTTGTTCTGCGACATGCTTGGATTCTCGTTGGCCGCGCTGGCGAATTGCGAGGCAGTGACTGCGAAGGAGCGCGAGAGATGCCACGCGTCCGAGCGCTGCGGAGCGTCGCACGGTCCCGCTAGCAAGGGCTTGGCGATATGCTCGTAGATGGTATCGCCTGTTACCGCTAGAGGAAGGCGGGACCGGAACTTGATATAGGCGGCATCGTCCTCTTCCCACGGCATGGCGCGCGGCGCGCGGGGCTCCACAACAGGAAGCTCCGTAAGCTCGTACGCGGAATGTTCGATGGGCGTGGCCATGGCCGGAGACGTCTCTAAAGGCTTGATACCGAAAACGGTCTCGGTCGACTCGCAGTTCGCTAGCGTGATCAGGCGCATAGTGGGAGGTGCAACGCTAGTCCGATCCCGCTTCACTCCCACCACCTTAGGCGCCATCCTGTCGACTGATGTGTTTACTCCTCGTCCTGAAGCGAGTCCTCGTCCGGCTCAGGAATCTGCGTACACTGAAAGGCGCTATCCTTCTTGTGCATATGCGACTCGCGCTCGATGCGCGCCTCGTAAAGCTTCTGCTCCTCGGCGAGCTGCGTGGCGTCCGTGGTGAAGACCGGGGTCGGGCGCCCCAGCGAGGCGCTGCTTGAGGAGCTTGACGAGGTCGAGAAGGCCACCTGGCCACCGGTGGCGGCGCGGCGCGGCGCACCCGGCGCATAGCCGCCAGCGCTGGCGACAGGCGACAGGAACTCCGCGCGCGTCGCCTCCTCGTCCGCCAGCTTGCGCTTCTTGTCCTGCGGGACCGCGTACTGCGGCGCGTGCGGCGCCGCGTAGACCGTGTCCGCCACCACCGCGGCCATCGCCGTCGCCTCGTCATACGAGACAAAGCCCTCCGGGATCGAGTAGCGCGCCTCCGGAGCCGCCTCCACATCCTCGGCGATGTTGCGCACCACCATGGTATCCATGACCAGCGAGATGGAGGCGCCGCCGCCCGGGGCGATCGACCAGTAGGCCGGGCGCATCAGGCCGTAGCACATCAGGCTGCCCTTGGGATTCACGTCGCCCGGGCCCACATAGCGCACGCGCTGGCCGCCCACCGGCACCGCGCCCTCCACCGGCAGCGTGTCGCGGATCACCATCTTGCCGCCCTTGTCCGTTGAGCCCGTGGCCAGCGAGATGCGCGTGGCGTTAGCCGGAAGCGGCGTGGTGCGCGGCAGCCACTTGATGGCGCCCACGTAGCGGCCAGAGGAGCCGTCCTTGATCTCCATGTCGTCGATCTCCACGCAGCGGCCGTTGATGCGCACCGTGATGAAGCCCTCCGTCTGCGGCGAGCCGTCCACGTTGATGGGCGCCAGACCCTTCATCTTGAGGCGGATCGCGGAGTTGTCGCGCCCGATGTAGTCGGCGTCCGAGGCGCTAAAGAGCTTGGCGCGGTTGGACACCAGGAAGTCCGAAAAAGTCTTGTCCAGGTTGCTGAGCGACTTCCAGAGCCACTCGTTGAGCTGCACGCGCACCGTGAGCTTGCCGCGGCCCTTGCCCAGGCAGTCCTCGCGCGTAAAGCAGTCGAAGGGCGTACGCACCGCGCGCACGAGAAGCGGGTCCTCGGCCGCCGACACGATGCGGAAGGTGGTGCCACGCGTGATAGGGTCGATGTAGCCAAGCTTGTCATCCTTGTTCGGTGTCTTGAAGGCGATTGACTCGAGCCAGTTGCTCGGCATCGGCTTGACGATCTGCTGGTAGGCCGCCATGGTACCGGTATGTAGGTTGATGGTGGTAGAGGTGGGTCGGAAAAGTGTGACTTCGTGGGAAGTTCGATTTGAGTTGTGTTTAAAACGGAGCTACGTCTGAGACAAACACTGAATAACATCTGACAACCGGGGTTCGCGCTCGCGGACCGGGGTCGGGTTGATTCGCGGTGGCGGTACCGCGCCGGACCCGGTATCGGACCGCACAGCCCGCTGGCTTGTGGTATCGGGGTCGGCCGCTGGCGTATCGGCGACTGGGCTCACCCGAGGCGCATTTGACGCGGTTGGCGTCGTTTGCTCTACATCTAAGCTGGTGACGCAAAGGGTGCCGCAACAGTTTGAGCGGACCCGTTTGTGGTTGATCGTATTAAAGGCAAGGACAACAAGACGGACAAAAAAGAGAACTCCAACTGTGAACGCTGATCCAATACCACCGCTTACCAGTGTAGACCCCTGATCGCACATTCCTGGCCCTACTCGCAGTCTACTCGGTCTTCATGCGCACCGCCGCGTCCTTGTTTGTGAAGTTAACCTTGGTTAAAGGCTCCTCCATATTGCACCCATCGTCCGCATAGTCCATGCACGCCGTGTGAATCGCATCAAGCAGGGCAGTCTGGAGCTGCGGAATCAGATCCTTGCTGGTCTCGGACAACAGCTTGTCGGATCCAACCCAGGACATCGGGTACGCATCCCAGATCCGCCGCCGAATCGGACTAAACTTGCCTGGTGGGGGTGGGGGGTAAAAGTCGCGCCCCAGCTGAAACGCCAGAACCACGCCCATGGTCAGGGAACGGGGCGTCAGTCCCTTTGGGAACGAGTCACCCGGAACCTCCGTGAACCTCACGAAATGCGCTAGCTCGTTGGTCTCCAGGAGCGGGCAGTTGGTGGACAGGATATTGTCGGTATTGACTGCCAGCTCGAGGTCGGCAAAGTTGAACACGGACGGGTTTTCGCGCATCTTATCGTGTACAATCTGAGTCAGGTACTCTACCCCCTTCACCAGCACCGCGCGCATGTCCGACTTTTGCTGCGAGTCCAGGGTCGAGATCTTGGACGGTGACTGTGTCGGCTGATCCTCATACATCGTAGCCATCATGTAAGCCTACTTTCGCAACGACTTCAACAGTTCTGCAAGTGAAGTAATGTGCTCGTTGCGCAGGGCCTCGTAGCCGTTCGCCTTCTCCGTGTCGCCGTCGAGGATCGCCAGATTGCGCTTCACCTTGAGCCGCTCGACCGCCTCGTAGAGATCCATGATATACGCCATGGTGCTATCCTCGAACAGGATAGGCCTATACACGGTCACAGGGGTACGAGACTTCGAAGGCATGGTAAACTAACAGTAGGATTACGTTTGCTGAGCCGAGACACCCGTCTCACGAGCGGCGCTTACTCTTCTTCTTCTTCCCCTGTCCAGATGTCTTTCCAGTATACGGGGAAGCATATGCGCCACTATACCAACGTTGGAGCGCCGCTTCACTCTTGCGTTTCTTTTCAGCCTTAGCAGCCTTTTGTTCTTTTGTCGCGAGACGTTTCTGTAGCATGGCGGCCTTTTTTGCGGGATCCATAGGAACGACTGGCTTGGCTTTAGGCATGACGGCACAAGTAGTAGTGTGATATGAGGGTTACGTTTGCTGAACCGAGACACCCGTCTCACAGACGCGAGCTTTTTGATGAGTCGTCTCTGACTTTTAAGTCAAATGAGCAGGCCACCACTCACCCTGCGCATTAGAACACCCAGCGCGCCCAGCGCGCCCAACCCCGCTTTTTCGCCTCAACAGAAACACTTTTTTGATACCGCCACCGAGTGCATGGCGGATGGCACCTTTGATAAGTACTTTCTGTTATTACAGGAAAAGCTAGCGCATTGCGAGCGCACGCGGGATAAGAACGAGACTGTGTATTACACGCAAGCCTTCCGGGCCTTTCTAACGGTCCAAGGCGGTTCCTACGCCATCCGACCCACACCGGCAGCACCGATGCGCATATTGATACCGTCAGCGGCGGTGCCGCCCGGGTGACCAGTGGCATTCGGGTTCACGTTCGGGTTGTGGTGGTGGTAGTTGCCGTCGGCCGGGCCAGGGCTCTCCAGGCCGGGCATATCCGCGTACACGTTCTGCGCATGAGCCACGCGGTCCTCCATAATCAGACGCTTAACGAAATCAGCGTGCGACTCCTCCTCCGCCGCCTTCTCCACAGGAAAGTCCGCAAAGCCGGCACCGCGGAAGTCGTCAAGCTTGAGCCACGCATTGTACGTGTTGGTCAGGCTCTTGAGGTTCTCAAAGATCGTGAGCGGCGCGATGCAGAAGCCCGAGCTCGTGACCCAAAAGTGCCACTGGTACTTGCGGAACTCCTGCGTAAACTCCTCCTCCGTCTTGGGGCTCATCTGCAGGTGCGGCTGCAGAGCCTTGTTGAACTCAAAGCGAATCTGCCACGGAACGTACGACAGCGCCACGTTCTTGTCGGCGATCTGCGCGAGGTTCTGGTAGGCGGCCACGTTGAGGTACGAGTTCCAGTCCAGGCCGTTGAGGTCGGACATGTCATCCGGAAGCGTCAGCTTGAAGACCGTCATGAAGGCCTCGTTCTTGATCACGCCGCTGATGAACTTCTCCGTCATGAGCGGCGCCAAGACGAGGCGCCACACCTTGCGCACCATGTCGTCGCGCTTGACGTGGCACAGGGTGGCGACGCGCGTCACGTCACCCGTGATACCGGTAAACGCGTTGGGGGTAGGCATCTCGATATTGAGCGACATGGTAGCTTTGGTGGTACCGCGTAGGTCGACGATGTGAGTTTTGCGAAAGAAGACAGCGGACAAGTTATGAACAATGTTAACACAAGCGCGCATAAGCGGGGTTAGTCCGTCTTGGACTCGGACGGTGCAACCGGCTCCTCGGGCTCCTTCTCGTCATCCTCGTCCTGGGTCAGGTCGATTTCCTCAACCGGCACGTGCAGCGCATACAGCAACGAGCTCTTCACATGCTCGGCAATAGTCCTCAAAACCCACTGCCCAGCGTGATACAACACATCACGAACAAAAATGTAAATGAGTACAGACTTAATAAGCCACCAGATAAGGGACAGCTCAGCATTATGGATTGCGTCTGTGATTGGGTGGAGATACGGCGCAGCATGCGGAGTCGGCGTCTGGGTGTACCCGTTAAAGAACATGAGTTTATAATCCATATCGTAGAGTCGTGAGCCTAGCCGCTCTACGTGTTTGATGACGATCTGTCTTCGTGTGTCGACTGTTATTTGTAGATAAGAATGCTGAAGATTGGCAGGTTTGATCCTAAGGAGACCACCTTTCAACCGATTGCGATTTTGCATTCCAAGACAAGTCCACGCGATGGCATGTCCTTGATGGTGGACACGTCGCAGCGGTGCATTGTTCCCACGCGGGACGTGCAGCTGCCGGAAGGTGAGTGCTTTGCGCTTGAGCCGTCGAATATGGAGAACCACCGCGACGTGATCATGGTGGGCGGTAAGTCCGGTAGCGGCAAGAGCCATACCGCCAAGAATTTCGCCATTCGGTACCACATGCTGTGGCCGCGCCGGCCCATCCGCCTCATCTCCTATCTGAAGGAGGATGAGACGCTGGATGCTTTGAAATTTATCGAGCGAGTTGACATTGAGAAGTTCCGTTCGGATTCCGGCTCAACCGAGTTGAAGAAGTACGAAAAGTCGTTAACTATCTTTGACGACATTGAGGGTTTCCAGAGGGATGATCCCGAGATCCACGACACGCTCCAGCAGGTGATTGATATGATTGCCACCACCGGCCGCCACACGCAATCGTCACTTCTGGTGGCGTCCCATCTCCTGACGGATTATAAGAGGTGAGTAGGACGATTTTTAGTAGTTATGCCAGCTTTCGATTTTCGAGGTGACCTAAAGGAGAAGCGAACTGCCCGGGCGCTCTATATAGGTCACCTCGAAAATAAAAAGCTAACCCGGTATCGCCCCATACCGCAATCACTTACCACTATCCCCTTCCTCCATACCGGTACCGGCGGCCCGCAGGACTCGGTTGTTTCTGGGCGAGGCGCACAAGTTCGTGCTTTTTCCGAATGGATGCAGCATGAAGCAAATGACGAATCTACTAGGACTTTACGGCGGATGCGATGGGGACGAGCTCAAGCGGATCCGCAAGCTTCCGAGTCGCTGGGTTGCACTGTGCACTACATTTCCTTCGCTTGTGATCTACGAGGGTGGCTGCTACCTGCTCCACTCGAGCAACGAGAAGGAGGTGAAGCCATCAAAGCTCGTCGCGAAACGCGGAAGTGGACTTGAGGACTCCGCTGAGCCTTCCAAGCGCGCGCGCAATGCTGCCGGCGGGGACGGTGAGGAGCAGGATGGTGAAGATGATTATGGCTACTAGAAAGAAAAGCTCAAGTGAACAGTCCTCGTCCTTCCCATCTAGCTCAGGCAGAAGCGTCCATAGGCACCGCGACCGCAGGCGCACCACCCTCGGCGGACTCGGCGGAAGCGGAAGCGGCGGCTCCGTCAGCGACTGCCGGCGCCTTGGCAAGCTTGGTGCGGACACGGCTGGCGCGGGCGTACTCGCGCTCACGCTTCCGGCGCTCATCGCAGCGCGTGCAGGGCTTCGGCTTGCGCGTGCCCTTCTTGGGCTTAGACTTGCCCTCCTCATCGACGGAGGAGGTGTTCGGGGCAGTGCCGGGCTCAAAGACGTCGCCAAGCGGCGCCTCGGCCTCGGGGACGACAACGGGGACTGCATCATCCGACGTGGGCGCGTCGGCGGGCACACTCTTAACCTTCGTCTGCTTGGCGCGGGGCATCTTATCCAAATCGGCAAAAGTTTACGAACGCGTCTTGTGCTTCTTCTTCTTTGATCCGCCGAATGCCTTCTTGAGTGTATTTCCGACGGTATCCTTCATATCACCAAAACTCTTTTTCATATTATCAGGGTCTGTGCCTTAGTCGGCTTCTTGTGAGCGCGCTTTGCCCATACTATCAGCCAAAATGGACAAATCAAAATCAATTACAATGAAGCCAGCGGAATTTATGAAGGAACATACCAATCTGATTGGTGTTCTCAAGCACGGGTCTCGAAAGCAGCTGAAAGCAGAGGCCAAAGATCAAGAGGCCGAAGTGGCAAAGTACACGGGGGGGGCGGCACCACGGGCCGAGCTTGAGGAGTACGTTGCCCCGGGCACTCCGCTCGACCAGTACATTGCAAACCAGACCCCGATTCACACGGCGGGTGATGTGCGAGGCCGTACACCCATCCACATCGTTACAAACTAGACGACGGTTGCATACTGTAGTCGACTGAAATGGGTGACGATATTGAGGACCTAGACCTCCAAGAATTCCTTGAGCGTTTCTACGAGCTGGAGATTCAAGCGCACCAGGGTGAAACGTTTGAGGGTGTCTTTGCATTGATTGAACATGAGGTTGAGCTTGCACGCGGAGACATTGACGACAACCTGAGGCGGTGGGAGAATGAGGGCATGCTGGAGTCGGATTTCTGGAAGGAGATGCTGCGAGATATGCAAATCTACCAGCGCGAGCTCCGCAGGCCCCGGGTTGTGAGGGCGTATAACGAGCACCTACGCAACATTGTCGAGGACAACGACGCGTACGCCCAGCTTACCCCGAAGGAGCTCCAGGCAATCAATAAGTGGCGCACGGATTACCACCGCATTGACACGGCGCTTCAGGCTGTTATTGACGAAATCCGCTACAATAGAATCCCACAAGCACTGGCCGAGGAGGCAAATGCTGGAAATGCCGACCCGGCACCGCCTGGCGGAAATGGGGCGGCAGATGGCGACGGCGACGGCGAAGACCCGATGCATGGAAACGGCCCTCCTCGCAAGATGACCGATGCGGAGAAGGAAGCTGCTCGTAAGTTGAAGGAGAAGCTTGCAAAGAAAAAGGGAGGTGAGTTTGTTGAGGACGACGAGGACAAGGCGGACCGTCTCGAGGAGGACCGCAAAATGAAACTGCGATCCACCGAGGAGGGTCGGCAGACACTTGCAGACGAGGCTGTGAAAAAGAAGCAAGACCGGGCCGATATGTTCAAGCGGTACGACGCGGAGGAGAAGGCAGCGGCTTTGGAGCGCCTTAAGAAGAAGGATCCACTTGCATGGGCTGCAAAGCAGGTGGGTGACGCGGGCCTTAAGGGTCTCGAAAAGGGATCAAACGAGCTTCTCAAGGTTCTTGGTGTGGACGAGAAAGATGCTGACCGGATCACGAATGCTGGTCGGAGCCTTACAGAGGGGAACCTCGGTGCACTTAAGGATCTTGGACAATCCGGAATTAAGGAGATTCTCAAGCGCAAGGGCGTGAACAGCGACAATGCCGAGAAGATTTCAGGTGCTGTCAAGAATGTCGTGGAGAAGGGCAGCCCGGGTCAGGAGGGCATTGACGCTGCTAAGGAGGTGGCAAAAAGCGAGGCCAAGAAGATGTTTGACAAGGGCGTTGAGAACCGACGCAAGCTGGTTGAAAAGGGAAAGGAGGAGGAAAAGAAAGCAGAGGCTTCCGCCAAACCCGCTGTCGGATCTCGCGAGATGCCCGCGGAGGTGAATGTGAATATCCGCAATGCGGATGCAAACGTGCCCCCGAACGTACCGGCAATTGCTGCTGCTGCGGCGGCTGGTGAAGTTGCGCAATCAAACATCCCTCCCAATGCCCCTCAGGTTGCCCCTGGAAACCCCTCCACGACATCATCCCCTGCAAATCTGGAGGGGTCTGGAATGCCGAAGCGTGCACGCTCGGACAGCGGAAGCGACGACGAGACGCTTCATGTTGTGCACTCGATGCCTCGGCGCGGAGAGTACCACATGGAGGGCGGCTCAATGCACATGCACGCTCAGAACCGCGTGTATGGCGGCGGCATCGGCAACTGGTCGCTTCCGTCGCTCAAGGACCCGTCCATCTCAAAATACTTTACAGGGATCGGTGACCAGATGAAAAGGACACTGAATCCGAATCTTGCCGAGCTAACGGACAAGGCTGTTGACACGTTTGGCTACACTGGCTACGACGCCAAGACTGCGAAGTTTCTGAAGGAGCATGGCTCGGAGGAGGTTACATCGCTTACGGTTCGACGTGCTCCTGTTGGTTCCATGCTCCACACTGCGCTCAATGCAATTAGCATGGGTACGTGGAACAAGTCACGCCACGAGTTTGGTTACGATAAGCTGTACCATCTAGGTCTTATTATTAATAGGCGCTACATCACACAGCGCCTGTCGCGCGTAACGGTCACGCTCAAGGATGCAGATTCCCCCGGAACGGAATTTATGGAGGTTAACCTGAAGAACAACGCAAACGAGCTGTTTACTCTCAAGAGCATGCTCCAGAAGACGGAGCGGAGCGTTGGTGCTAATGTGTTCTTCAAGTACGACTCATTCAAGAACAACTGCCAGAACTTTGTTCTCAACATTCTGGTCGCTAACGGTCTGAACAACCAGGCGCTCCAGCAGTTCATTCTCCAGCCTGTCGACGAACTACTTAAGACACAGCCGCAGTATATGCAGACGGTGACAAACACGCTTACGAACCTGGGCCAGATTACGGGCGCGGGTAAGCCACCGGGTATGCGCGGATCTGGCCAAGGTTCTTCTCGCGCTGCTGCCTCGGACGAGAAGGAGGACGAGGGTGACGATGAGACAAAGAAAACAGAGAAGGAACGTATGGAGAATATCGCAAACGATATGGTAAGAGTGCGAAGCATCCATGATCATGTTATCGACACCATCAATGAAGCGATTGATCAGTACCCAGCCTTTCAGGACCAGTTTTCGGAAGTCCGAGCTCGTGCGAACCGTGAACGTAACATGTTAACCGTAAGATACAACGACATTCGCAATAGAACGCGACTTCTTAATTTTAATGATGTCTACAACTTTTCGACTACAGCAGCAAACTGCGAAGATCGCCTCATGGAGCTATTCGATGAAATTAACGAGCTTAAGCGCCAAGCTAGAAATCTACCAGAGTACAACAACCGCTTTGTACCCGCCAATGGACCGTTCTATGCGGCGGGAGCTGGAAAGCCTAAGGGGAGCAAGTAAACTTAGCGTGCAATGGTTGTAACAGACCCCGACTCGCTGTCCTCTTCCTCGCTATCCGACCTGAGGTCCTCAACCTCATCGGTCGATTCGTAGTGGTAGTGAACCTCGTGTGTTCCGTCGGCGTAGTGCACGATGGTCACGTACTCAACCTCGCTATCGCTATCCTCCTCAACACCGGAAATCTCCGAGACCTCCGACTCGATGTCTTCCGGGTTCATGATGCGCGACGGCGCAAGAAACATTTCCTCGCGCTCGAACTCCTGCACGTCGCGCAGGCAGTCGTTACAAAGCATTTGGCGGTTCCACGGCGCAAAGACCTCCCAGTCGTTCTCGGCATGACCGGTACCGTGGATGATACACCCAGGGCAGTCGATAGCGGTATCTACCACCAAAGCATCCATCGTAACCGCTCAAAGTGTGAACCCTTTAAATTGTGACTTAGATCGACACTGTGCTTACATTGTGAAAATAAGTCTAAATCCCCGACCCCGCTTATTTACCCCTATCGAACCGTACATACTGCCTTTGGGTGTTGAGTCCATGCCCCATCATGTGCGCAACCTCTCGTGCCTCCGCGACAGTTTGATGTTGCCTGTCCATCTCGCTAATGTAGGCGTGGCGCAGTGAATTTGTGGAGACCGGTCGTCCAAAGATCTCGCGGAACACCTGAGACTTCCAGTTGGAGAACCCGGAATCGGAATATGGCGACCCTCCCTGTGTGGCAAAGAGCCACTCTCTGGGATGCTCCTTGACGTTATGCCTTAGCAGCGGAATGATCTCGTTACGCAAGACGCGCTTCAACGGTCCAAACGATTTCGAGGTCTTGTGGTCCCGAATAAGCAGAATGGTGGTCTCGCTATCCTCCGGGTTGCGGTAGATGCAGTTGCCTTCGCTCTGGTACCCCAAGCGAACCCTGCCCAGGTCTCCGCCTCGCAGCGGCGGGTGGACGAGTGCGTGGAACGCTAGAAGTAGAGTCTCAGGCGACGCCTCGTCGTCTCGCGCGGAGATCTGGAACGCATCCTTCCAATCCTTTACTGTGGTGTGCGCCTGCTCTTCGCGCTCCGACCGTTCATTGGAGTCAATGCGGTCGCCGTACTTCTTGGACGCCTTTTGCAGCAACTCCGACCACGTTCCCTGCAGGCTCACGATCTGGGGATCGCTGCGCTTAAAAAAGCCACCCTCCTCGCCACGCTTGAACGCGGAGACCACAAACCCAAGGTAGGTGCGGAGTGAGCTGTCGTTTACGCCGTTCATGGACCCATACTTGCCTGGGTTTGCTAGAATGGTGGACAGCGCATGCGGACCCTCGACACCACACTCGCGAATTGTTGCCCGTAGCTGTTTACGGTAAGACACCTTGGTCTTTGCCGACAGACCCGGTGCCCGCTCAATTAGCTCAGCCCACTCGGTGTCTGACCGATGTAGACCATCGTGGTCCGACATTTGCCGACCCCGGTTGTGTGGCTGTGCGTCGAGTGGATTAACGTCTCACAATTGATCAAGACAACCCTCCCACTTTCCAAATCGTCGTCTGACGGATACCGGTAAAGATGGCAGATCCCAGGAATTCCCACCGCGTGACTGCAAGCCGCCAAGCGATGTTGATGGCGTCAAGTATTGCCGCTAGCCGCGCTGCTGCTCGACCAATCCAGGATTTCTGGGAGGAGGATTTACCGGAGGCACCGATTGCCCCGCCAGCCGCGCCGAAGCGGTACATGCACCCGGCTGGCTTCGAAATTACCCAAGAGGAGTATGAGGACAGGAAGCGCGAAGAGGAGGACGAGAAGCTTGTTGCGGACAGATCGTCAGAGCGCGAGCGTGAGGCGCGTCGCGATGAAATGCAGTACCGCACGGCCTTCAAGACAGCCTTCGAGCTTGGCCTGAAGGCGGGGTTGATGCAGCGCATCGAGCCGACGCCCTGTGAGGCGTGCGAGCGCCGCAAGGAGCGCAACCGGATTGCGGCGCAGGCGTCGCGCCTAGAAAAGCGCCGCATCGAGAAGGCGGCTGCGGACATTCGGGACCCCAAGCGGCCGCGGCGCCCAACGGGTGGCGCGGTGCCCCCGCCTCCGACCCCTCTTGTGCAGGCAGCCGTTGGGTCCGTTAAACACCAGAGTGCGTTACGGGACGTGGCACAAGGTGCGTTACGGGACGTGGTTGCCGCCGTGGATCCGGACGGGGAGGAGGAGGAGGACGAGGAGGAGGAGTTTGACGACGGCGAGGGGGCGCAACCGCCGCCTTTCTAAGTGTTAACAGTAAAACGGTTTCCATCCCAGCATCTTGGTGATATTCTCTGGCCCCATCTCGTGAACGCGCCTCGCCATGGCAAAAAAGGTAGACTCGGTCCTTCCGATTGCCAGCTTGGCGTAGCAAAGAGCATACCAATCCGCCATCAGGTCGACGAGCATATCCCACTTCGTAATGCCGAGCCCGTCAATAAGGGCATCTTCAAACTGGTGAATGCCGTGCTTGGATGGCGGGAGACGCAGAAGGTGTGTATTTGGATTGACCAGCTTTGCGCCTGGAAACTCAGCCTTGAAGCGCTCCCAGAGTTCCTTCGTGTCAGTCACCACGTTGATAACTGCCTTAGCATTACCATACTGTGGTGACTTCTTAAGGCCCTCGAGGACCTGGTCAAATGTCCCCTGTGTGTCCGGTCGATCGGTTCCACGTAGATGAATTGTTAACAGGCTGGGGTTAAAGTCTTTGAGGATAGGGATGATTGCATGACGAAGCTTGGGTGTGACGCGGATGTGTTCCGTAATGAAACCAGAGTAGAAGACCCTCCAGCCCGTGCCGTTGGTCACGATGATATCCTCCTTAATAATCTCACACGCGTCGTTGTGCTCTCTGGGTTTCATAAGAGGCCCGCCAATGTCCTGGTTCTGAAGCATCTCGATAGGCGTGTCCAGCAGCGTATCTAGCGTCCAAACGTCCGGCGTGATGGTAAGAGGAACTTCGCGCTCTTTGTCCACATAAAGGCAAAGCTCGTCTTTGGTCATGGTCTTCACACCCTCTAGCGAAAAGCAATCATAAAAGTCAAAGTTTTCGCTGCCCCTCCAAACGTGGTCAGACCAATCAACACATAGCGTAGCCTGTGTCGAAAGGCAGTACTGGATGCAATGCGCCAATACCTGTAGCCGATCGCACCATCCTTCGATACCCTTAAACACGACAATTTGAGCTTTAGGCTCCATCTACAACAATCAATCGACAGGTGCCGACGGTCGGTAAAAATGGTGAGTCTGTCAGCGGAGGAGTGGTTTGAGACGCCCGGGTCTTCGATTTTGAAGCATCGGGCGATGGACGACACACCCCCTCGTGACTACCTAATGAATCTCCAGGGTATGTTCAGCGGCAAGACGGAGGGTGACCTGGAGTCGGTGCCTGGTTACTACGGCGGCACGGCGAGCTATCGTTTCGTGCAGAACGCACGGGCACTGAACCAGCACCGTGTGATTCGCCACAACCAGGTGAAGTCGGCAGAGTCGGAGGCTGCTGTTAACCTGCAGAGCCACTTGACGCCGACTGCGACTCGGGTTGCCGCTTACAAGGCTGCAATTTCTGCCAACATTAAGAGCTCCGTGAAGTCGGCGGCCCGCGGCAACGCGTATAAGAACGCTGGAGAGTTTGGTGCTGCGACTACCCCTAAGAAGGAGGCGCCTACCTACGAGTATAAGACCGGAAAGTGGATTAAGGTCCGCAATCCGGCTACGGGTCAAATGGAATGGGTCTACGACCCGAAGGCGCGTGTGGAGGTTCAAGTCGACGCCCAGTTCCCGCGGCGGTAAATGTATGTACCTTAAAACATACCACTGCGATTGACTTTTTCTAATCACCCTTTGCTCCCACCGCAGGCAAAGAAGCACGGTGGTAAGCTGTCGCACAAGAAGTTCATGAAGGCGGTGGCGCAGTTTAAGGGTAGTGGCATTAACTACAATAAGGCGTTTGGTCGCGGCAAATGCGGGTATGGCAAACGGAAGCACCGCAAGTGATAAATAAGTAGCCCTAAAGCCACGTGGAGTTAAATGGACATCCACCCGGACCTACGTGTATGGAGAATTGCACAGCAGCGACTTGCCGACGAAGCCGTTCTCGCCCGCGAAAATAAGCGCATTTTCCAGGCGTCTCGCCGCGTCCACGCCCTAGTAGAGCAAGCAAACGCAATCCAGCACGGTCGTATTATCCCCGTCGAGCTTGTTACTGAGTTCTACGATGGCGATGGCCGCTACGGCCTCGTTACAGAGACGGACGTTGAGGCGCCTATGGAATCCGAGCTTTCCGGGACGAATGGTGTGTTAGATATGTTCAACTGGCACAAGGGCCAGGGTAATACGCAGTACGACAAGCACATTGCTGTTCAGTCTGGGTACGCAACAAAGTATAAGCAGGTTTTCGCAAAGACCCCTGGCTGGACACCTGAGCAGGAGAAGCCGGACCTGCTTAAGGAGCCTACCGAGGATGAGGTCCCTATTGGCAATGTTCCTGGTGCGCCTCAGGTGGTCCCTGCTGCGCCTGTGCCTCCTGCACCTGGACCGGGTGCGCCTCGCCCCGCGCCCCCTGGTCCGCCGACTGACGGCACTAAGAAAGAGCCTACCGCTGCGGCCCCTGGTAAGATCGGCGGTTACCGCGACGCCAACGGTGTCTGGCACCCCCTTCAGCAGGGCCTTGAGGGTGTTGCACGTGCTGCAAACGAAGGCGAGGCAGGTGCCGAAAGGCGTCACGTTCTTCACCCCCAGGAATATGGAGCGGCTGGTGCGCAGCTGGAGGGTGAGGAAGAGGCAGCTGAAGCGGCCGCAGCGGAAGACGAAGACGAGTATGCTGATATGCCGCCCGGCGAGGAGGTTGATGCTGAGGAGGAGGTACCCGACGGGGGGCACTACGACCCCGATGCTCTCCTCGCGTCTACACACGAAGCCGTTGCCAGGGCTGAGGGCAATGCACCACAGCAACGCCCTGGTGTTTTCCGTCGGTTTGTTGAGGGTGTGTTTGGTCATCGCGAGGGACAGCCTTCAGAGGTTCAGGAGTCCGAGGAGAATATCCGCCGCCAAGAGGATGCCATGGTTTCCGATGGCCATATGTCAAACGCTGCATCTGCCATTGCAAAGAAGGAGGCGGGTGCTCTTGGACCTCGCAAGAATATTTACCGTAAGACACCCTTCTCGCTTAAGGGAATGTTTGCTATGACTCCTTTCTTTGCTGGTGACATCCCCAATCCCGTATGCCAGCCTGGCCAGCCGTGCCCTCCGGACCAGCAGCCCGGGTATCTTAAGAAGAAGACCCAGAGCGGAGATCCCGCGGCCGAGTCAGGCCCTGTCCAGGGCGACGAGGAGCATGGGCGTATGTTTGAGAGGCCAGAGAACGCCAATAACGCGTTTGCCAAGATTGAGATGGCTCGTATGGCAGCACAGCAGAAACAGGCAGCTGCCGCTCCTCAGCAGGGCGCCGAGCCCGAAGAGCCTCCCGGGCTAGAGGGCCAGCGTCCTGGCTTCTTTACTCCAAAGGGAAGAATGGGACGGAAGTACCCTCCACTACCTAAATCGGACAACGAGGAGGAGAAGGAACCGGATGCACCTGCGCAAGTTCCTCCAGCACCGGCACCACCAGCACCCGCACCCGCACAGCCCGCCGCTAACCAGCTGGCTGTCCGAGGCGTGCCGCGTTTTTTCCTTGACTACCTCTACACAAGACTCCGCCTTGACCCCAGACAGTACGACGTCCGTGGGCTTTATAACCATGTGTTTCATCCTCAGGTCCCACAAGAGCTAATCAATAACATTATAGGAACCTATAACAACGGCGACAAGGCTGGTGCCTTTTCGATTTTTGGTGCACTGCAGGAAGATATTGCCGAGACAGCCCCTGAGTACAAGATTAATCAACCGTCTAATGCCGCGGCGGCGTTTGCAGGTTCGCTTTCAGCTGCCGCTCAACCGGTGGATGGTAGCGCTGCCGAGCCCGCCGATCCGGCGCCCACGGAGGCAATGAGCGCAGGGGCTCGAGCGGCAGACATTGCAAGCCGTGGTCAGAATTTTTCTAGTGAGACACTGGACCAGTCATATGCAGCAGAGGTTCGCAGTCGTGGTGCTCGCCAGGTTGGCCCGGAAGACCCTAACGTGCGCCTTCGTAACGGCGACGAGGCGGTCCGTCAGCTTCAACAGATTGCCGGCAAGATGGGAGGCCCAGCAAACGCCCAACAGGGTCGCATTCCTTCTAACATGGGTGTTACTGGCATCCCATCCAGTGCTGTTGCAAAGGAGGGCGCTGACATTGGAAAGAAGACAGCTAAGAACATTGGGTCTGCCCTTCATTCGGAGCCTCAGTCGGCGGCAAACGGCGCAAAGAATTTTATTGAGCAGCGTGCCAGGGCGGCTGGTTCCCCTGCAACTGCGTTTGAGGCAGACAAGCGCGAGAAAGAGGGTGGTGTTGGGCCGAGGCCTTCATACGATTTTTTGAAGAGTAAGGGGTTATGGGTTCCCAAGGATCCACAGCCTGAGAATTACCCCGAAGGCTTTACACGGGAAGACCATTTGAAGAAAATAAAGGCATATAACGACGAACAAGATGCTAGCTTTGCTAGGGCCACTGACCGCGCTCTTGCTGCTAAGGCGGCTAAGGCTGCTGCCAACCCACCGCCACCACCAAAGGATGAGGCTCCCGATGAGGAGGAGGAGGATGAAGCACCGCCACCAGCAGCAGCTGCCAGGCCGGTGCGTGAGAGGAGGCAGCCCGACAAAGAGGTCTCATCGCTTCAGAATGCACCGCCTCCTGCACTTTCAAACATAGCCAGGCTTCGTGAGCTTTATAAGGAGATTGAGGGTAAAGATATTGAGGGAAACCCGTTCCTCAAGAACGGCAGATTGAACGCAAGGTCGCCTTATGCGAAGTGGTGGTCTACCACCGTACACGGCCCGGATGCAAAGAAGCACCTAGCTACTCGGAATAAGATCGACGCGAGGCATGACTCGGGTAGGCCTATCAAGTACAGTATGGTTGGTCTTGGAAAGCCTAAGCGTGGTCGGTCGAGTGGCTCGGCCGGGTCTAGCAACAGTGACTCGGACAGTGAGATGAAGGGGACTGGTAAGGCAAAGGCCCCTTGGCAGGTTGCCGGGTCCCAGGCTGCTAAGGATAGGATGGCCGACCTGCGGGCTAAGCGCGGTCGCACGGGGTAACCATTTGTTCTTTAAACTCATTGCTGTGCATCCTTCCCTCCCACCCCCTTTAAACTCCCTACTCGTCGTCGTCCTCGATGTCGTCCTCGCCGTCGTCCTCGGCGGAAGCCCCGCCCTTCTTGCCGTGCTTGGGGCAGTCGGACTGCACCTGGCCGCCGTAGCACCAGCACTCGGGCGCCGCGCTGCTTGATGAGCTTGAGCTTGAGCTTGAGCTTGAGCTGCTGCTAGAAGCCTGCAGGATAGGCTTCGGCGGCTCGACGCCTGGCGCGCCCGTAGGCAGGCGCGGGCGCTTGGGCTGTGGCTGGCCGCCGCCCGCCGCCGCCGCGGCCGCCGCGGGTGGCGCGTAGTCGCCGCTCTCGTCGTCGTCGATGATGATGGCCGCGACGGGCTTGGACAGCAGCTTACCAAGGCGCGTAGCCTTGTCCACGCCGCCGCGCTTGAGCAGCTCGCGGCGCATGAGGCCCTCGATCTCCTCGGCGTCGGCCAGGCGCACCTTGAGCTTGTTAAGCTCGGTCTTGGCGTTCTGAAGGCCGGTGGCGATGGCCGCGCGCTGCTTCTTGTCGTTGAGCTGGGCCTGCACGGCGGAAGCCTTGGCGCCCTCCTTGTAGCCCTCGGCCTTGGCCTGCTCAAGCTTGTGCTCCAGGCCGGTCTCCAGCGAGGCCGCGTCGGCCAGCGCCTGCTCCAGGCGCTCCTGGAGGTCGCTCTCCAGCTTCTGAAGCGCGTCCTTGCTCGCGATAAGGTCGCGCTTGTTCTCTTGGTTGATGGTCAGCGAGGCCGTGCTGGCCTTGCCGATGCGGTTCAGCAGCTCAAGCTGCGCCTCGCTCTGCTGGCGCAGCTGGATGATGGCGTGGTTCATGCGGCCAAGCTCGCTGTCAAGGCCGTGGAGGTTCACCAGGATCTCGGGCTTGTGCGCCGCGAGCTTCACCTCGATGAAGGCCTTCAGGTCCTTGGCCATGTTGTCCACCAGCGAGGTCATGAAGCCCGTGGGGTCAGCCTGGCGGAAGGCGCTGGCGCTTGAAGGCGGCTGCGGCGCCACGGCGGGGCGGCGAGGCGGCGAGCCGAAGAGCGCCGCGTTGAGCGCCGAAGGGCGCGGAAGGCTTGAGAGGCCCTCGGCGCCCTCGCCGAGGTTGGAGGGTGCGCCCGACATTTTTTTTGCCCGTGCTATTTAGTCAGTCTGTGGACAGGAAAGGTAGGGCGCGAGGTTAGACTGGCTGTGGTGGGAAGGGAGCGCTCTAACCCTCCTTTCCTATGAGCAGCCTACGCAGGGTGTGCATGGTCATGGTAGAGGTGCTCCACTACCCCACCCTCTAGCTTGCCAGGCCAGAGGGACAGGGGTAAGGCGCGACTTACCTGTGGCCACACATGCCACAACCATACACAACCCCTAGGCCTACTCATAGGAAAGGAGTACATGACGCTTTTTTCATCGTGCTACTCGTCCTCCCGCTCTGATACCACCACATCAGACTTGGTATATGTACGTGTGACAAATCAGATGACGCGTTATGGTGTTAGTGGTAAGCTTACACGGTAAAGGCTATAAGCTTTTAATTTTCGAGGTGACCTATATAGAGGGTCTATAAGGTCTACCGCTTCTTTAAGGTCACCTCGAAAGCTCGAAAGCAAGGGCGCGCGCGCGCGGTGTCTTTTTTTTTGGTGCGGAGTCAGTTGGTAGTTGGTTCCCCCCTCCTCGCGCGGCGGCGGCGCGCGCGTGATGTCTTTTTTGGTGCGGAGTCAGTTGGTAGTTGGTTCCCCCCTCAACGCGTGGCGGCAGCGCGTGTGTGATGTCTTTTTTGGTGCGGAGTCAGTTGGTAGTTGGTTCCCCCCTCAGTGCGTGGCGGCGCGCGCGACCGTTGGTGGACGCGCGGCTGGTGTCGTGAAACGCTGGCACCAAAAATGATACATTCATATACTGATTTCGACATAGTAGTATCAGCGAGGGCGGTAGCACAGTGAAAATACTCCTATGGTAGCATAACCACCTTAGCACGTGTGGCTACTAGTAAGTGCGTATAACCCCTATCCCTATAACCTGGCAAGTTAAAGGGTGGGGCTGTAGAGCACCTCTACTAAGGTGGTTGTCTGTTACCATAGGAGGTGGGTTGTGTGACGGTGCAAAAAAAATAGTAAGCTTACGCGTATACTACCTCTCCCTTCTACAGAGTAACCCCGTCAAGATGACCGAGCTTACCTGGCCCAACATCAAGGCGCACCTCGAGGACTCGGCGCAGAACATGCCCGAGATCTGGAACGACTTCGCCAAGCGTAACGGTGGAGAGACCAAGGTCTACATCGCGCTCAAGAAGCTGCGCCAGCAGAAGCTTGTCACGCTCAAGGAGATCTGGCGCGCCGTGGTGACCGACGACTACGACGTGCCGGAGAACGAGGAAGGCCCTGTAAGCTTCGTGAAGGCTTACTTCATGCCCCTCTCGGCGGGTGGCCTCTGCAGCATGGCGCGCTGCGCGCCCAACCTGCTCTTCTTCATCCTCAACAACGACTACGAGTGCATAGGCTCAGTCAAGGAAGCCTTCAGCCCGGCTGATGACGAGCTCTTCGAGATCTTCAAGGGCTACATGCAGAAGTACTTCAAGGACGCCGAGGGGGTCATCGACCCACCCGACCACGAGCCCCTGGGGGCCTTCCTGGGGCTGGAGAAGGACGAGTAGGATGAGTTGAACACCAAAGTTTAAAAATGAAGCCCCGGTCACAAAGGCGTATACCCATGGTCTACAGGTATAAGCTCCAGCTCGTCCACAATAGGTGGACATTTTTTTTGTCCGGTGTTTGCGTGGTCAGTGACCATGGACTCCACACCCCGTACTGCTGGTGTCGACAGAAGCCGTTGACGTAGGGGGTTCAAACTACCAACTGCCACCGCCAGGTCTCCGCCCCGGGCCAGGGGGTCGGGGGGTTCAAACTACCAACTGCCACCGCCAGGTCTCCGCCCCGGGCCAGGGGGTCGGGGGGTTCAAACTACCAACTGCCACCGCCAGGTCTCCGCCCCGGGCCAGGGGGTCGGGGGGTTTCAACTGCCAACTGCCAGCCCGCGCTTTTTGTCTTAGCCAAGTTGAAGTTGTAATTTGCCCATCGGCTAAACCCCAAGTTGAAGTTGAAGTTGCACTCCTGGACTCGGAGTTGAAGTTGCGGCAAATCTCCGGCAGAACGTCGGCTAATCTCCGCGGATTCTGAACAGAATGTCAGCTGTTTCGTTAGGGTTGGGGTTGAAGTTGAAGTTGAAGTTGCACTAG